CAACGACAAAAATATATATAGAGTGAGCAAACCTCACACACGGTGCCTAAAGGCACACTCCTTTTAGGGTAGGAGTCACACCCGGTCAGCTGACTAATACAGCTGGGAGGGCTGGGTGACCGCAGCGGCGCTCAGCAAAAGCGAACCGTTGCGGTTATTGCTGAAGACGCAAACTGCCCGGTGGAGACGATACTCACACCAGGCAAAATCGTCAGCAGCAGCACGGGCCATGAAAAGCGGTTGGACATCTGTACGACCAACGTACCGGAACAGAACCGGGCGTTGACATGTGTCCTGCCACTCCATCGCACCCGCCAGCCTTGGGGCGGGAGCAGTAAGCGAATACTCACCACGCTCGTTGCGAGGAACCTGTATTGAAACAACAGGATTCGTAGCAAGGGCAAACGCACCAGTATTGGAGCTGCAATCACAGGTCTGATATGGGAAATCGTAGTTGAACAACTCATTGTTCGTCCTGACGATGCCCGCAGCCTGCTGATTCGCCACTCCGACAAGGAGCACGCCACCATTAAGAGCAGGCAAATTTCCGTCCAGGTCGGGGTTTGCCTCGAACGCAACGTCCAGGGTCATCCCCCCGTAATAACCCCGGTGACAGGTGGCCAAATGGTCCAGCAAATTCGGTGTACGAATGCCGGAGTATAGGCCGCCTGTCGTCGGGTACGCCGTCGTGAACGGGCTGGGAGTTGGGTACACGCCAAACGCGCGCAGCCCATAGTTCCCAGTTCTCACACCGGCGCCTGGATCAGCTCCGACCCAAGGCTGAGGCCGGCGCGTTTCTGCCAGAATCCCAGCGTAACCAGGCTCGCCTGAATCACTGCTGCCAGGGGCAGCAAGTTCAGGAACAAGCGAGCTCGGCTCAGGGAGAATGGTGAACACAGGACCAGACTCAGCGGTGGCGGTGACGACAGAGTTAGGCACCATGTACCTCCCGCTACGCCCGCACAAAGTCACGCCGACGCCGCGAACGAGCACCAAAACGGTGCACGACACGGTAGCCGTCGTCGTGGAAGTGGAAGCGAGAGGCGAATCAACGGTCAGGGACAAAATGTTCCTAGCCATATAATCCGAACGACCCAGTGTCTGAATGGGCACAAGGACTGACTCGAAGGTCGTCCCGGCCACGTTAAACACCTTTGTCGTGACCTCAGGCCCTGGACCGTCGGGTGTCAATGCAAACGAACCGGGTGTCAACGACAGCCTCAGGCTGCCAGAGGAGAAACTGGAGGCGACAACAATTATGTCGTACCTGATCCAGCCCCCCGACACGCCAGAAGACAACATTGACCCAACAGCCAACGGTGTGGGGTACATCTGAAGGCCGGACGTCGAGGGAACGTACTCATTCACAGCACTTGGCCAGACAGGGGCGTTCATCAGCAACGTGCCAACGTCGTCACCGCTTGACCACTGGAAGTGAGTAAGCAGACCGGGACGACCAAGCAAAAGCTCGTCGGTGTTCGCCCCAGACTTGCCAGCCTGGAGCGATTGGAGCCCAATATCAGAGGGGGGATCAGACGACAACACATTGTTGGTGCCAAGACCGACTGCCCGCGGAAAACCCGGAGCTATTCCGGGTACCACGACAGTCGGCGCTGCAACGTCTGCGGGTTTCGCAAGACCACTCCAACGGAGGGCATACGAGGCTGCGGCGCCAGCCGCATACTCGCCAAGCGCCCCACCGATGTGCCTAATGGCGTTCACGGCAATTGATGTCGTGCGCCGCCAATCTGTCAAGCGTGTCCTTGATTTGCCGTCAGCCTCAGTCATAACGTTACCGACCTCGGCTACTCCGGCAAACCCATTGGACGCACAGGGTAACATAATAGTCGGCACAGTAGAACTGGACACGAGAACAGGCCCCACGGAAGACTTCCTACCAAACACAGTGCGGGCAAGCGAAGCATAAACGCTCATCCGCAGTGGTTGAGTAGACAGCCCAATATTCGAGCCCGTGGAACATGCAACGACAAACAAACACACGCCCCACCCAGGTAACCCCAGGTTGAGGTGGTCATAGCCGCGTTGCTGCCCTGACCACTTGCACTTAAGGGTGGCGGAGGTGCTCTGGGAGAAGTCGATAAAGACAGCATCCTCAGTCCAGCAGCCGGGGAGGGACAACGCAACGTTTGAGCCATTGCGGTAGCCCATATCACCCATAGGCTGGCACACCAAAAACGCTAGCGCAGCACCAGAATACATCGATCCTGACGGAACAGAAACCGTGACATCATAGTCAGGGATGCTGTCAATCGTCCGCGCGAAAATAGGTGCCAGCGCAGGTTCAGCGGCCAATGCGCAAGTGATGTCAACAGCCAGGAGCAAATTCCCGGGTGCCAAACCGCTGGCAACAATTGACGCATTGGCAACACGCGCAACCATGTTGAAGTTGGAGTCGACGACGGGGTCAACGTAGAAAACCGGTTCAGGGTTGCTCGTTGTGATCTCGCCGCCGACAGCAGCCTCAACATGGGTGTACGGGCCGGTAATGACGAGGTCAGGTGGCGCAGAGGTAGTAACAACTTCACCAGACTGCGCCTGCCCTGGACGATCATTGTCATCACCGAACAACCAGCGGCCAAACGCAGAATAATACTGGCCCTCACCGCACAGCCTGCGCTCGACATTGGAAGTCAAAAACAGCCATAGTGCATGAATGTTTAGGCCAGTAAGCATACCTGCCGGGACCAACTGGAGGGTTAGTCCAGTGGACACACGGCTGACATACTTAAGGCCAAGAAACATGGCGAGGTAACCACCGCCAACAATAAACATGTAGTAGGCGGCAGCCGCCGGGCACACCAACCAATTCCACGTAGTGTGAACAATGGCTGCAGCGAAAGCCCGAGACTTTGAATCACGGACATACACCGGGCCAACCAAATGCATGACAGCCGACAGCAGGATCCCTAAAAGGACACTACCATGGGGCATGAAGCAGTACACAACAAGCTTCCCAAGGATCTCTGGGAGGGCCACAACCGTGAAAGCACGGGCAACACTCTCAGCCTTGGAAGCACCGTCGCGATACTCGCTCCACTTCATGTACTCCTCACCAGCGGCCTGTGGAAAAATCCACAGCCAGGCCGCCAGCGTTGAGAACGCAAGTGGCAAGCATGCACCAAGGGTGACAATCATAGCGACGGCAGTAGTCAAAATGGTTTCGTCATCGTAAATACGATAACGAGCCACGAAACCCTGCCACGCTCGCTTGTACCATGGAACGTGAGCCTTTTCATCTTCGTACTCAAACAGTATCCTCATGCCATTGGTCAGGAAGTCCCGGCGGGAAGCCGGCGCAGGTGGCGCCGGCTCGCCGAACTCCTCAACAACATCAGAGGCACGCGCAACAGGCCCAGACTGGGACTGACCAAACTCAAAAGCCCACGCCTTGTACTTATCATACGAAGGAATGGACATGAGGTAGCCAGCGCCGTCCATAGCACGACGCAGGTCAGCAACCATCTCCTCATACCGCTCGGGACCGAGCATGTACGACTCGACCAAGTAACTGGCGACACGCGACTTGACGTCAGCAAAAGACTCAGAGCGAGTCCAGCGAACGATGTCTCGTATCACTTCCACGTCGAGCGCACCATTGGCATCACGGCCAAGGAAAACGTTGTCAGCCGTAGGGACGAATTCCATGCCGAACCGATCCCAAAAGTGCTTCACATAGGCACCTGTGACATCGGCACGACTAGAAGTCAGGCTTTCGGACTTGGAGTCATCACCATAAGTGAGGCCCTTAAGGTCCGAAACAGCCTGAATCGCAGTTTTACCGGACTCAATAGCCCAACAGCAGCACATGACAGCAAGCGTGTACATGGTATTCGCAATGGTAGTTATGAAACTCCCGCTGGGAAGGGACACGTCAAGAAACAGGGCTGTCCAATTGAACATGCGAGGGCTCAGCAGTACGAGGCCTATGATTGTCTCACGGGCCATGCGGAACTCGTCGTCATACCATGACGCAAGATGGTGCATTGTGGACGCAATGCCGAAGTGGTTTTGGCGGATATCATTCCGCCTACTATCACCACTGGCAGGGTCCTTGAAGGGCGCCATGATGCGTTCGCGCCATGCAGAATGATCATAGGCATTTATACCGACGGCGCTATGGTACTCGGGACTTCCGTCCTTAAAGCAGTCCATGGCGTCACCGAAGTACATATTGCCCAAGATAGTCAAGAAAAACGACTCACCATGAATGAGCCGCAACTTGTCCTTAGACAAGAGCTCATCCTTCTGGGCGGTAAGATACGCCTGAAGGGGCGATCGGCCCGCAACGACAGCGGCGTGCATGGCATTGAACATCGGCTCATAGGCCTCAGCAATGCCAATAGGCTCGCCGCGGTCGTTGCGCTTGATGGCGATATTCTTGCCTTGCGCACCGCCAGGTTCTCCCCGCAAAGGGATACCCAATCCGGTGCTCATGTCCATTTGCCGCAGCACCTCGAGCAACGTTTTAACACGCAGTCGACGGGTGGGCTTCGGGTACAGAGCACGAAGAACATCCTGGAACAACTTCTGATCAGGGGGAGATGGCATGTGAGGCTTCGTAGAATCGAATGTCTCAAACGCCTCACGACACTTTCGCTCAACATCACTACCAGTCGCAGGTTTAACTGCGGTCGGACCGTAATATGGGGCAAAAGGCGAAGGCCGATACTTTGTGGCGAGTTTTGGCAACACATTCACACGCTGATTCATCCTAAACGAACGACCAGCGTGCAAAATGTTACCACACTCCGCCATATTAACACCGGCAGGCGGATCGAGGATTGGACCAGCAGACAACTTTGGGGTTGCCAGCTGGCGAGCAATGTCCTCAGCAATCATGATGTAGGCAGAACCACGCGTCATGTCACCAACCATATTGCTCTGATGCATGCCTGCAACAGGCCTGTTGTACGGAAACACAACAAGCAGACCGCTGC